GAAGGATTCAGCCGCTGCCTATGAAGCAGAGACCCAGCGTATGGCGGATGAATTCTCCAAGACGCAGGCGAAGGACTATAAGAAGCCGCTGGAAGATTCGACTAAGGCCACGGATGAACTGACGGACTCCACCAAACAGCTGTCTGTGGCGCTGCGGGACATGGGTAATACCGCCATGACGGCTTGGGAGTCACTAGCGGCAGGCAATGCCCTGATGGACGCCTACAACAAGGCGGGTGTCGCTACGGGGATGCAGATTGCCACGGGTGGCTATCAGTTTGACCGGCTGAAGCAGTCAGGGGTGATGCCCACGTATGGACAGCTGACCCGCAATGACACCACCACGCCGTGGGGTAATACCCTGAACGTGAATGTGAACAGCACGGACGCCAGTGACATTGCCGGGAAGCTGGTGGGTGAAATGAAACGGAACGGGATCCGGCTGTAAAGCCATGGCCCCCCTATCCCCGAACCATAAACAGGGCTGTGCCCGTCTGGGCATGATGCGGCTGAAGGCCGCACGGCTGAATGTCTATGAAGCGTGGATGGCAGGCATCATCAATGGCAGTAATCCCCAGACCGGACCCGGCAAGGGTCTGCGGATTGAAGGGGCAGGGATTACCCACCAGCTGAATGAACAGCCAGACACGGCGCAGTTCAGAACCAGTGGGTTCACTCCCGTGGCTGGGCAGACGCTACAGGTCTATACGGGGGAGTACTCCGCCGACCATCAGCTATTCGGGGGCAGGATTCTGGAAACCACGCTGCTGTATGAAGACACGAAGCAGAACGTGGCGTATGACATCAACTGCATTGATCCCACCTGGATGATGCAGCGCACGCTGGTGCTGGGCACCTACGTGAACCAGTCCGCGTCCACCATTGCGGTGGACCTGATCACCCGCTTCTGCCGCAATGTCACCACGCAGCACGTGCAGGCGGGACTGCCGGTCATTGATGCGATCACCTTCACGAATGAACAGGTGCCCAGTTGCCTGACGGAAATCTGTCGGCGGATTGGCGCGTACTGGTATGTGGACTATGCCGGTGACCTGCATCTGTACACCAGTGAACCCGGCACGGCGTATTCCATTACGGACTCCACCCCACGCACGGCACGGCACTTTACACTGACGGAAGACTTATCGCAGGTCATCACCCGCGTCATTGGTCGTGGGGGTGGAGTCAGTGCGGTGATTGATGTGCAGGCGGGTGCCACAGAGATACCGCTGGATGAAGGGGAGAATACGCAGCAGTCCTGGTATACGCCCACGGGTGGCATTGTGGAAATCAATGCCCAGCGGGTGACGTATGCGGGTGTGCGTGGACGTGGTGGGACTGGTGCGCTGGTGGGGGTGGGCAATAGTCCGACCAGTGCGCCATCCGTCATCCAATACGGTGGCGCATCAGCGTTGACGGTGGGGGCATCCTATAAGTACGCCGTGACCTTTGTCACGGGGTCTGGCGAAACCCTGCCGGGTCCACTGGTCACTGGCATCCCGTCTGGGCAGAACCCGCCAGTGCCCACGTCCTGCACCATGCGGGAGTCCACCACGCCAGCGGGGACACCAGGACCAGTGGTGGGTGGGGTCTATCACTTCTTCACCATCTTCAGTATTGAAGGGGGCACGAAGTCCTGGAACGGTCCTGTTGCTGGACCACTGACCTATAACGGGAAGTATTGGCAGATCTGGTGCGGGGATACGCTACTGGCCCCGCAAGGCTTTACGTATCTGAGCGGGTTTAGTAATAGTCCACCCCCCGCACGGTATCTGCAGGTCTGGATCTATCGCACGTTGGCGAATGCTGGCACGTACTATTCCTGCGGGTTTGTGGACGTGCCAGCCAATCCTATCTCTGGGTCACCGGGATGGTTGACGCTGACCTATAACCCGCCAGACGGGGACATTGCCCATGATTACAATCTGCGTCCACCAGAAGGCCCGATCTTCAGTAACCTAAAACTGACGCAGATCCCTATCGCGGCAGCGACGACACCCCCGATCACGCAGCGCAAGGTGTACCGGACCATGACGAATGGATCACAGCTGAAGCTGTTGACCACGTTGAATAACAACACCGATACGGTCTTCTTTGATACGACGGGGGATAACCTGCTGGGCGCAGCGCCACCCACCACTGATACCTCTGGGCTGACGGATAACCGGCAGGTGTCTGCAGGGGTCACAGACCTGCCCGTGTCTGCCACTGGACCCTTTGAGGCAGACGGGGGCACCAGTGGTGGCTGGGCACGGGTGGGCAATCTGGTGGTGAAGTATGGCGGTATCGGTGCGGGGACATTGACCGGACTTCCTGCCAGTGGACCTGGATCCCTGACAGCCACAGTGCGGTATGGCACACAGGTGCTGATTCAGCCACGGCTGGTGGGGGTGCCTGCATCTGGCACGGGTGCGCTGCTGCAGCCGCTGCGCAAGGGGGATACGGTGACCATCCGTCTGGAACAGACAGACACGGCAGCACGGGATGTGATGGCAGACCGGCTGAAGTTCCCAGGACAGGCAGCGGTGCCAGACGATGGGGTCATTGAGTATGCGCTGAGTGATAGCCGCTTCGGACCCGTGGAACTGCTGGCGAACATGACCGCCACGCTGCTGGAACGGAAAGACCCCCACCTGACCCTGCGCTTTGAATCCCGTGACCCGTCCCTGCAGGTGGGCCGATTGATTACCGTGAACATCAGCCAGCCGCCGATCAATGGGACGTTCCGTATTCAGCGGGTGACGTTTAGTGAGATAGCCATTGCGGGTGCGCGTGGTACGCCGTATCCGCTGCGGACCATTGAAGCCACCAACAAACTGTTTACCTTTGCGGACTTACTGCGGCGGCTGCGTGGCCGGGAAGGTGGCGTGCCCTAATGGCGTTAGATCGAACCTGGTACAACACGCTGATTGATGACAGTGGGGATGGGGTCAGCGGGTCCGTCTGGGATAAGGCAGACGTGGATGCGTTGATGGACGCGGTAGATGCGGAGATAGGAACCGGCGTATGGGTGCCGTATACGCCGCTACTGTCAACAAATGCTGGCGTCTGGTCAAGTTCCAGCAAACTCGGCAAATACCACACCGTCGGTCGATGTTGCACGGTACTGTATTCAATAGAAGCATCGAGCCTGTCCGTAGCGACCAATCAAATCCACGTTGGTATCCCGCTCGCGGCTGTTCCGTTTCCGAGCGGGGCCATGATGGCATCAGTTGTGATTTTTCTAAACTCCGTGTGGGAGATCGGCGTCGGGGAAATCTCAATAGCCCCGTATACGTGGCTTACGGTGCAACGGACCTCAGGCGACTTCACCGCTACGTCGTCACTCTACGTGCGCGGACAAATCAGCTATGAATTCTAGGGTGAATGGAGAGGAAGTCCGAAATGGCTATCATCCAAGCGGGTCGGCAGTTTACGGCGGAACAATTACAGGCTGACGCTGGCAGCGTGGCTGCAATGGTGCGGGATGCGGTGCAGCGTGCGGACAATCTCCGAGCACAGTTGGAGTCCTGGCCCGATGCGGACCTGATCACACTTGGGTTGAGTCAAGAAGAAGTCAATGCCATGAAAGGCTTTTACGTGGGCGACATGCCAGCCATTAGGGATCTGCTGAAGGCATCCACATGGATGAAGCAACTGCTGGGGACTGGTCTTTAAGAACGTGCAAGGGAAAGAAGGGACACATATGCCGACAAGACAAGTCACAATTCAAGGGGTGATGACGTGGGATGAAGGACCAATGGGGCCGAGTCAGGGTCCAGGGTTCCCGACCCATCCGATTGCACCGGGTGGTGAGGAACCGTCACAGCTGCCCACCTAACGGCAGTCAGCCGTCCAGCGTCACCTGCGGTGCGTGTGCCGCAGGTGACGGCTGAAGCGCCACAGCTGCCAGACATCCCCAGCGCAGCACCAGCCAGCCGAGAAGCCCCCCACGTCCACGCCAGTGGTCCAGCGTCACCGGTCCACCTTCAGCTGCGCCGTGACGGCTGCCAGCAGGCTGGCGTGCCCAGCCAGTGCGTCTGCCCGTGACCGGTAGCGGGTGATCTGCCCATCAAGGCTGGTCCCGTAAACCAGAGACTCCCACAGCACGGGTCTGCCGGTGCAGAGGAAGTCATGATCCAGTCCCAGGAAGACC